AGACCAAGATTTGACGCTTACCAAAGATAAACAAGAAACCATTGTGTGCCGCCAAACCAGTAATCTGATCGGAACCATTTACCCACACCCTTGATACATCCAAAGAACCAGCAGTTCCTGTTGACCAAACATGACCAGCAACCAAGTCACTAAAGTAAACCGTAGAGTTAATAGATGTAGTGTTTGCTGCCCATAACCGACCAAATGCTGAAATCACAATATCAGCATCAGGAACAGTAGCAACATAGCCAGTTTTCTCTGAAACCCTACGGTATGTCGTAGTTGATACAGCAGGGTCATAAATCAATGCGTTATAGCCAGATTGGAAAAAGTAAGTGATGCCGTTCAACGATGCACATTGCCAATTGCTTGCGGTAATGGTTGGCGCAGTACCCCCACCCCCATAGGTCAATTCCACAACAGCATTTGACCCATCAAGTTTAAACAGCTTATTGTTGCCAGTGAAAAGAACAGTCAATGTGCCATCTTCTTGCACTAACTCATGGATGACCTTGACATCATTTGCACCAAGGTCGCCAGAAGAAGCATTCACCCTTGACCAACCTTGTCGTGAACCAATACGACCATACTGGTCAATGATGCAGTTTGTCGCAACCAAGGCAAAGCCAGCATTCAAATCAAGAGGCGAGTCTTGAGTGTTCAGACCGTAGAACCCTGGTGCTGAAATGCTGTAGGCTTGAATTTGTTGACTCATATTGCCACAAACTCCTGACTCTCAGGATAGCGAGTGCCTTCTAAAGCAATGTAATCAGACAACATTGACTTGTACAACAGATAAGCCTCAGATGAAGACAAACCACCATCCTCACCACGCTCGACCAATGCCCTTGCATAAGCATTTTGAGCAACTAAAACATCAGGCACTTTCACCACAGTTGCATCAGCAGACAAAGTGTCTTGTGGGATTATTAAAGAAAACTTAATTGTGTATACGCCATCAGGTATTGGAAAGAGGGTGACTTTAGTATCGTAAGAACCATCCACGCCATCAAACGCAAACTCTGTTGGAATTGCGTTAACCAATGGAGTGAAGTTTTGTTTTCGATTCATGTCCACAAAGTTGATGTTCATCAGACTTATGTTGCTTGTTGTGTTGATAACATCTTGCACTTGGAACTTCTGACCAGCCCCCGTAAGGGAGTAGGATGCAGTACCAGATGCTGTGGTGACTGTGATGGTTTGACCTAAAACATTCCAACCAAACGCATCCTCTACTTGACGCTTGGCATCATTGACAAACTTACCAATCAAAGTTGAGTAAGTTGTTTCGGCATTTGTTGATACAGTTGTTTCACGCAACCGAATCAATACATCGTTGATGAGTTCTAGGTAGGTCATTGTCTTGTCAATCCTATTTGTTCAAATGTGGCAATAAAGCTAAATGATGAACCAGATTCAGTAGTGATTTTGAGTTTGTCACCTTCTTCTAAAACAATGTATGCGCTACCATCAAACTGAAGATAGTTTTTTGCTGTAAAAGTGTATTGGGTCAAAATATCTAGCGTGGTATTAGCACTTGCATCAAACCATTGCACAGTAATGTGCTTGGTTGAGCCGCCAGTATTGTGGATGTACATCACGGTGAATTTGGCGTAGTAACCCGTTGGACAGGTGTAGACTGTCGTATCAACTGCCGCTGTGGGACTAACTCCAACCGATAATGCTCTCATTTTGCCTTCGCCTTATTCCTTTCGGAAATTGCTCTAGCTTTTGCCTTTGCGTCAGCTTTTGAGGAAGCCCCCCAAGCCTTTAACGAAAGAAGCAATCGAGTCGGTTCACCATCTTTGTACTCCGCACCAGCCATATTGCCCATGCGAGCCAAAAAACTTGCTCTGCGAGGGTTATCCCCCGACTTAACTGGTGCTTTCAGATTACCACCAGTTTGCGCATTATAAGACGCTCTCCCCTTGGCATTCAACCCCCCTTTGGGATTTTTGCCCTCGGAGCGTTGCCAAGCAGGAGTTTTCATCACTTCACCTTTTTAGGTTTCTTTGCAGTCTTTGCCGCCTGTTTAAAGTCAGCCGCAGTAGGAGCACCCTTGCTACCTACTTTACGCATCTTCTCGCCAGACCCTGCGGCTATACGAGCCTGTTTTGCGTGAATGTTGGCATAAAGTCCAGCTTTCATTTCTTCTTTGCCTTTCCTGCTTCACTCAAAGCAATGGCAACTGCCTGTTTTGGGTTCTTTACAACCTTGCCACCTTTGCCAGAGTGCAACTCACCAGCCTTGAATTCACGCATGACCTTGCTGATCTTGGCTTGTGCTTTGGTCTTTTTCATTTGCCACGACCTGATTTCTTCATCATGTTAGTAGCAGTTCTGCCGCCACGCATAGGCAAACCTTTAGGTTTTCCAATAGCAACCATGATGGTCACAGGAACACCCTTCTTCTTGCCGTATTCTTTTGCTTCCTTCTCCCCTTTTTCAGAATATGGAAACTTCTTTTTTCCGACCATAGGCATAGTGTTCTCCTTATTTCCAGAGTCGGTCAGCAACAAAGGTAATCACACCGCCCATGAATGAAGCGATGGTCATACCCACCCAAAACCCACCTTTACCTTTGTTAGCAAGTTCCAACAAAGTTTTTACATCGGCACTCAACTGGTGCATCTCCTTTTGGAGTGCCTCGACTTGAGCTTCTAATTTGCCAAAGTCTCTTGCATCAATATCAGACATTTGTTACCTTTCTGGGTCTACCCATACGCTTGATTGTTGGGATAACAGGCGCACGAAAGGCGGTATCTGTTCTAGTCTCTGATTCTACAGATTCTTTGGTTACTTCTGTCTCATCAATCCTCACATAACCCTGATGACCCTTCATAGAGTCAATGTCATGTGGCAAGGTAAAGGTCACAGTGTTACCCGATTGAAGACAACGAAAAGTAGCCATAAAACCCCTCAAATGAGAAAGGGGGCTTGTGACCCCCTCCCTTGTCTTTACACCATGCGAACCACAACGATTCGCAAAGTAGAAGATGCCAAATTCACTGTTGAACCTGACTCGTTTTGAATGCGGAAATTGACTGTGTTTGCGGCACTGACATAGCCAGTAACTGTCAAACCAACCAAATCCACACCCAAAGATGCACCAATCACCATATCGCCTAAAGCGACACCAGCCACTGTTACATCGTCTGTTTCCCCTGCACCATCGGCTAGCGAACCAGCGTCAAGGGTTGCTTTTACCGACCAAGTATCGGAGAACAAACCCCGAAACTGGTCATTACCTCTGCGTGTCACGACTGCTGAAGCGGTTGCCATTTTGATTTCTCCTAATTAGGTTAAAAAAGTCCCCCTACCCCTATTGCTAGAAGTAGGAGGGACAACTGCAATTAGGCTGGAACTGCCAAAGCAAAGGCAGATGACGACAATGCCGCACCAGAGGTAGCCGCCGCACGAACTGCCTTCACTCCATACAGAGTGTCAGATGTGAACAGTGTGGCAAGGTACTCTTGCTTGTACTGGACTTGTGAACGCACAGCAATTTGCTCAACCAGAACCATTGAATCCTTGTGACCCATCAAGCAAATACGGTCTGTGGTGGAGTTACCAGCCGCAGTGTCAGCATTGCTTGTTGTGAATACAGGGATACCGTAGAGGTTGCCAATTTCACCATTGCGGATTGCGTTTCCATCACCCACAAATGCTTGCTCGGTATAGCGAGACAAGCCCATCAAAGTATTGCGACTTGATGGAGGAATGATGAAGAAACGACCGTCCATTGGGGTGTCGTTGTCATCCAAACGCTGAATAGTTCTGCGAATGGCGGCATCTGTCAATGCGGCGGCATTGGAAGTTGAACTGTTATAGACAGTTGTGCCATCACTACCAACAAAGGCTTTGGTGGATGAGGTGGCAGTGGCGTAATCGTTTGTGCCAACGGTAGCACCGTTGAACGCACGACCCAACTGAATCAAGTCGGTATCAACTTGTTTTGCCAAGGAATAGCCAGCGTCTGAGGTGTAGAAGTTACGCAAGCTGTTTAAGGCTTGGGCTTCAACAATGTCCTCAATCAGACGAGAATATTCGTAGTGTTTATTGATTGACACTTGAACTTCTGTCTCTGTGGCGGCAATCAAAGTGACTGCTGTCTCAGCAGCCTTGGCAGAAGCAGAACCACGGGTAGGTGCAGGGATGTGAACCACATCACCCTTCTTACCTTTGAAGTTCATCTTCATTACTAGGTTTGCCAAAACCAAGTTTTTCTTGTAAGCCGCAATGATTTCATCACTCCAAATTTCGGGGATGAATTTCTCTGCGGTGGTAACTGTTACCGAGTTCGTGGGGGAAAATGCTGTTGCCATGTTAAATCTCCAAAAAACGATTAGTTAAGTCATTTGACTCTGCCCTCGGAATAGGCTTGGTAAATTTCTTCACTCAAGGCTTCGTAACGAGCAGGGTCAGTCATCTTCAGCCGAATTAGATCAGCCCTTCGGTAAACTCTTTTTCCAGATTCCCCTGTACCACCCACATCAACACTTGCGGCTTTAAGGCTAGTCTTACGCTGAGTTTCCCCTGCGTCAGATGTCTGCTTTGCCTTAACACCTT